AAACGCATCAGGTTGAACCAAACCACCTGCTCCTGCTCCCGCAGTTTCACCAGCAAGCATAAGACCAAGACGACCAGAACCAAACAAATCAGATTGTAGTTGTTGTCGTTGTTTAGCAAAGGCAGGCTCTAATAATGCAGACTGCTCTGCAAACATTTGCTGTTGTGCAGCTGTTGGGTCATAGTCAAAAGCAAACTGCGCAGGGCGAGATGTTTGTAGTTGCTGTATGTATTCAGGTAATAACTCCCCACTAGCCCCTAATGCTTGTTCTTGCATTGCCACTAATCTAGGGTCAAGCTCCGCAGTAACCTCAAACGGGTCAGGAGTTAAACGAGCTTCACCTAAACTTGTTCGATAGGTAAACGGTTTAAATTGAGCAGGTGCATAAGCACCCCCAGATACTTCTGGTTCTTTTCCAAAGATAGACCCAGCAGCCGAGCTTGCAATGCCACCAGCTATACTTCCAGCTACACCACCCATAATCTAATTCCTCTTTTTAACAAATAAGTCTTGTAATTCATTGTTTATACCTGCTCTGATTGTGTCAAGAAATTTAAACCCGTACATACGGAGAAACTTCTTGTGCTTTGTATCACCTATTGTATGCAGAGCAAATATCTCTCTGCCTTGTAGTTTTATGATAGTATCAAGACTATCGTGTAAGTTTTTCTTTGTTGTCTTGTTCCACTTAAATACATCGCAGTGTATAAAAACAGAATCTTCTACTCGCTCTAAATATATTATGTACTCGTTTCTTATTACTACTGGTACTTTTTCTTCTTGTGGGTCTAGCTTAGTCAACTTTAGTTCCGTAGTAAATCTCACCAGCAGTAAAGCTGCCACCAAATGGCATGAACCTAACTGTAGTCAATGCACCACCTAAGGAAATATGACCAGCAGCTACTGCACCGAACTGGTCATCATTATAGCCCGGAGTGCCAGTGCTATCTTGGTATGCGTTGGACTCCATAAACCATTCATTACCAACTGGGTTAAATAGTTTAATAATAAAAGTTGTTTCACTACCAGAGCCGTATCTTTCTATTAGTTTCCATGCCGAATCTGTACCACCTGAGTCAGCACTATTGTTAGCAGTAAAACCGCCATGATAGCCAGTATCAACTACCCCACCACTTGTACCCACTCGTAAATGCCACGCATCATTAGCTGTATCGCCACTGCCTTTAACACCACTAGCTAGTATAATTATTTGACTGATGTTAGTAGTATCTATAGTTAAATCTTCTTCAGTTCCCGATGCTGTACCTGCATCTATCCATGAATAACCTGTTTTTATACCAGTTAAGCTAGATGCGTTACCTATAAAGTTAGTAGCACGTACATCACCAGATACGTCTAGCTTATATGCAGAATCAGGAGTAGCTGTACCAATACCTACGTTATTGTTAGTAGTACCATCTACAACTAGTACATTAGTATCCACTACTACGTCAGTTGCAGTAGCTGTAGTTGCTACAACAGTGCTAGGTGTTGATGCACCAATAGGTGTGTTATCAATGTTACCGCCATCAATGTCAGCTACATTAATATCTACCACACCACTACCATTAGGTGTTAGTACAATGTTGCCATCAGTATCTGTACTGCTAATTGTATTACCATCAATGTCAATATTATCTACATTAAGAGATAGGACAGGTGTAGAAGCACCGATAGTGCCTCCATTAATAGCAGTGCTATCTATAGTGCCGCCATCAATATCTGGGTTATTAATATCAGGAGTAGTCAAAGTTCCGCTAGTAGCGTCTGCTTTACTATTTACTGCTGTTCTAACAAGATTGTATTCGTCATCAATCTCTGTACCACTGACAATTTTATTAGCATCCCCAGATAGTAAAGTATCTTTGGCTGCAAAGTTAGTGCCTTTAGTATAATCACTCATTATAAAATCCTACCTTCTTTACCGTATAAGTCTAATTTCTGCACACTAAGCTGTGCACCATTTATTTCTGCTTCGACACCAATTTGAATAATGTCTCCTGCCCCTTGGACAGAAGAATCAATCCTATCTAGAGAAATGCCGCCTGTGTATTCTGATACTCCGCTTGTAGCATCTGCTGGGTTACGCAATCCATTACTACCGTACTCAGATATTCCGTACTCAGATACTGGTATATCTTTAGTAGTAAACGGGAATGTAAAGTAGTTTGATGTGTACTCAAAACCTACTTTAATACTAAAAGTTTGTTTAGAACTTCCAATAACAGTACAAGCTACTCTTTTTAGTATTTTAATTTTATTAGCTAAACTTAAATCAAAATGATTAGTGTAGTATTCTAAATTATAGCTACTGCCGTTATCTTTAAACCCGTAATATTTAGCTATGCCATCTGTTTGAGCTAAGTACAAAGTCTTACTTGTAGGGTCATAGGTGTAGTTTTCGTGAGTTAAACCTGTCCAAGTGGTTGCCCTTAAACTAGCGTCTTCTAACGAACCTCTTGTATCAAATATATATTCTAAATTTGATGTAGGAAAATGTAATAAGTAAAAAGCATTATCAGGATTATACACTGATTTTATGTTTTCTGGACTGCTCTCTGCGTTTACTACATCAAGAAATACGTCTCTTATATTTTTAGATATATCACTTAGTGGTTGAGACTTTTCTTGTATTGTTCTACCTAACGAACGTAATCCAGTAGACGATAAAAATAAAACATCATCCCCAATGTTCTGTATAGTGTCCCTGCCAATACAACCTACACCACTAATTACTTCTACTAAACGCAGTGTGTTTACATCAAAACTAGCTTGGAAGCTGTCTTGGTCAGCATATATAATAATGTTGTTTTTACAAAATATAATTAGTCTGCCATTGTGCTCTGCAAGCCCTGTAATTACGTCAGAGCCTTTAGGAAGAACACCAGCTATGTTTAGGCTACCTGCACTGCCAGAACCCCACTTAGCTCCATTGAGAAGGTCTGAGAAGTATACTGTAGTCTTGTTAGAAACAGTATCAGCAGCAAACAATCTACCAAAAGCAGACATAACAATGTTAGCTTCTGGGGCTGTACCATCATAGTCAGCATGTTGGTCTATTGTTTTAAACTCATCTGCTGTAGATTCGTTAGTGTAGTATAATGGTTTATAATCACGTTGAAAGAAGTAAGCCCTATCGTTAAGAGTTACTGCCTGCCAGTTGCCCTCAGTAATTGTATCTGTAGTTGTAGGAGTAATTGTACTAAGCGTGCCTGTGCCTTTATAGAAGGTAGTAGCATTCCATGATACTATTGTATTAGTACCATCAATCTCTAAAAAGGGATGAATGCCTTTCAGGTTAGTACCTGTACCACCTGACGTAGTTACATACTGCCAGCCTTTACGAGCACCTAATCTACCAAACCTATCTATTACGCAGTTGTTAGCTTTTAGTGCAAATCTTGGGTCATTAGCTACAGAAGATTCTTGAGTGTTTAGACCTAAGAACGCTGGTGATACTAGTGATGCCGTTACTATTGGTTTTGCCATTATGCTGTACTCACTAGAAATGGTGTTTCTTCAAAGGTTAGGATACATGATACGCCTGTAGAACCTGCATCACCTGTAATTTCATAACCAGACTCTAACATTACATAACCACCATCTTGCTTTAGTTGTATGTAATCACCTGAACCTAAAGACTTTGAACCTAATACTGTAATAGTAGAGCCATTCTCAATCTTTATATGTACGTCACTAACTGTAGAACCTGTACCATTTGATACGAAAGCTAGTACCCACTTTGCTCTAGTATTAGGTGGTACTGTATATAGAACATCATTAGTTGTAGGTAAGTTATCAATCAGTATGGTCTTAGCTTTCATACCAGATTGTCTCCTCTGGGTGCTTGGCAGCGTCTAAGCCGATAGCATCTTGTAAGGCATTGTTAGCTCTGGCATAAGCAGATACAGGATTAATACCACCGTCTTCACCACGTTCCTCTACAGCCATAGCATAAGTTAATAGCTCAATAGGCTTAGTAGGGACAGCAAAAGTATCTGCATCAGCAGTTACGTCATCAGTACGCAACACTACGTTAAAGCGTAGGTCGTATGCACTATCTGGTATTGGGTATACATCAACCAGCGTATCACCATCTGCACTAATACCATTAAACGAGTAGTAGCTTGGTGTACCTTTTGTTGGTGTCTGTCCTAAGAAGAACTGGTTAAATTGATGTGCTGTTCTATACTGCATAAATGAGTTAGCAGTATCATTCATAACGTCTAACACTGTCAGTCTGTTTAGCGTACCATTCAACTCATAGTTAAATGTGTCCTCTACTGTCGTAGCAGATAGAGTAGTTCTAAGACCAGACCATGACCAAGCGTTTTCCACTGTTTCTTTAGCGTCATTAACTAATGTTGCAATAAGCGTAGAGTATGTTGATTCGTTAATTGTTCCTACCTGACGCTCTCTCAAGCGTTTCAGTACACTGTTTACTACATTTAAATATGTTGTCATTACCATTTCACCTTGTTAGCCCAGTAAGCTGCTGACATCTTACCTTTGGCTATGTTCTTACCATGTCTGGCTTTGAATGATTTACGCTTTGCCTTCATACGAGCAGACTCACCAGACTTAGGCTTACCTGCTGTACTAGCACCTTGCTGTCCAAAACGTATAGTTTTTACTTGGTCGCCTGATTTAGCTACGACAACGTGTGACTTCTTTGGGTGGTTAGGTGTACGCTTAGGTTTGTTGTAACCTGATACGCCTGCTCTAGCTAATCTTGGGTCTTTTTTTGCTGCCATTTATACACCTACGTCTGGTAATGATGCAGCCTTTAATTCTTCTACAGTAGTCATAGTGTCTACCTGTGTAGGTGCATCTCTTAGCTGTTGTTTCTTACTTACTATGTCAGTAGTATCAGAACCTGCTTCCTGTGCTTGCATGTACTGAATGTCCAGTGCTTCTAACTTAGGCTTACGTTCTTTACGCAACCTGCCCTTAGTTATGTCTTTTGCTTTGCTTATGTTTACTTCTATACCCATTCCCAAGCATCCCTAAATGTTCTATCAGTTGGTAACTCTGAAGCATTTACTATATGATAAGTAATACCTGCTGGTACATCTTTTGCCGCTATTTCTTCTATTGTTAAGCCACAGTTAGCGGCTGGAAAAACCTCTGCTAAATATCCATCTTCAGTTGTATATACAATTACCTTTGCCATATTCGCTACCTTACAATTACTACGTTAAGTTTATTTGCATCTTCATTGCTATTTGCATCCCCTTCGTGAATATCAATAATGCAAGAGCCAACAAAGTTGCCAGCTGGATTTACGTCAACAGGATTAGCACCATCATTAACTGAGGCAGATATAGCGTAATTAACATCAGGCATGTCATTACTGAAGTTTACTGTTAATTTGCCAGTGCCTGTTCTTGATACAGAAGACACGTTGCCACTACCAACAATAGTTGTGCCATTGCTTCCATTAGTAGAAACCCACGCTCTGACACCATATGCTGTAGCTGATGAGCCATAACCTGAATTAAAGCTAAAGTCACCTGTCGAGCTAATACCAGCACGCTCTGTGTTTGATGTCCTAAACGCAATTGAACCTGCATCAGTAGCTTGTATGCGTAGCTGACCAGTACCTCTATGTATTATTTGGCTGGTTGTATTAGCACCACCACCTGCTCTTATTACTCGTAATCCATAATCAGAATAAGTAGTATCACCAACAAAGTCAGCATACGATGCACCATTATCTGTACGACCAACACCAATATCAAAGAACCTAGACTCTGTAGAAGTAGCGTTAGCTCTTAGATTTCCAGTAAAGCTTAAGTTACCAGTGCCAGTTATATCATTAGAGTTTAAGTCTAAGTCACCACCTAGCTGTGGTGTTGTATCGTCTACTACATCACCACCACCAGTTGCAGCGTCTATCCAATCGTAGTCTGTACCAGTCCAGCTAAGTACCTGACTGCTAGTAGCTGTGCTAGTATTTAGATGAGTGTCAACATCAGCATCAGTATACTTATCTAAATCACTAATCTGTGACTCTGTAATACTTAGTGCAGCTTGGTGTTGTGTAACGCTGGACTGTGTAATGTTAGCGTCAGGGACATTAGCCCATGTCACTGCTGCTGTTAGGTCGTTTGTTTCAGTAAAACTAGTTAAGTAACCTGCTGTACTGTGGTCTCCCCAGCCATATGCTGTGTCCCAGTTACTAGAATTATTAGTAGTAGTGTACCAGCTAGATGCTGTATAGACTGGGTCTGTTTCTGTATAAGAAGTTAAATAACCTGCACTTGCATGATTGCCCCAACTATATGCTGTGTCCCATTGACCAACTTTAGTGTCACTAATAACATTAACACCCATGTCAATAGTATTGCCATTAGCATCTAATGTACCACCTAACTGTGGT